GCCAGCGGATGTATTACCGACCTCGCCATTAAAGGGGACGATCTTGCCAGAGATAGTTCTCTCTGATGCGTCTGCTGTGAGTTCTGCTGAGAATGTGAGCATCTCTTTCATTGCATGCCTTTAATGCCATGGCAGAAGTGGGTCCTCGATGACATGATGAGGATCGATGCTAAAGGCAACTACATTCGCAAGACATCTCTGCTATTGGTAGCTCGACAGAATGGCAAGTCCCACTTAGGACGCATGCGTGTCATCTGGGGACTGTTCTATGGTGGCGAGAATAAGCATCTGATTATGAGCTCGAACAGAGCGACGGCTCTCATGACCTTCCGAGAGATTGCATGGATCATTGAGAATGCGCCACATCTCAAGGCAGGAACTAAGGCGATCCGCTATGCCAACGGCGGCGAACGCATCGAGCTTCTAAACGGGGCAACCCTTGACCTTGTATCAGATACTAGAGACTCATCTCGTGGACGTACCGCTGACTTTCTTTGGATCGATGAGGTTCGAGAAATATCTAAAGACGGCTACACGGCGGCAATCCCAACCACTCGCGCACGACCTAACTCTCAGACCTTTCTCTCATCGAACGCTGGAGATGCCTTCTCTGAAACGCTCAATAACCTACGAGAGAGGGCCCTATCGGCACCGCCTAAGTCTTTCGGGTTCTACGAATACTCAGCCCCACAGTATTGCAAGATTACAGACCGCAACGGATGGGCATTCGCCAATCCTGCACTAGGACACACGATAAGCGAGGAGTCACTTGAAGAAGCTGTTGCAACTAATAAAATTGACGACACTCGAACAGAGCTTCTCTGTCAATGGATTGATTCTTTGCAAAGTCCGTGGCCTCATGGCGTACTTGAGGCGACCAGCGATGCCACGCTCCAGATTCCAGTCGGTGGCTATACGGTGTTTGGGTTTGATGTATCTCCATCTCGCCGGAATGCAAGCCTCGTTGCTGGTCAGATTATGGGTGACGGAAGAATCGGTGTCGGGATTCTCCAGACGTGGGAAAGTCAGGTCTCAGTAGATGACCTTAAAATCGCAGCTGACATCAAGGCGTGGGCCGATCAATATCGTCCTAAGATGATCTGTTTCGACAAGTACACGACGCAATCAATCGCTGAAAGACTGGCCAATGCTGGACAGATAACTCAAGATGTCTCAGGCCAGCAGTTCTATCAGGCTTGCTCTGACCTTCTAGATGGTCTGGTTAATGGTCGAGTAGTCCATAACGGCCAAGAAGAATTGATTAAACAGATGAATAACTGCGCGGCTAAGACTAACGACAGTTCGTGGCGCATCGTTAAACGTAAGAGTGCAGGCGATGTATCCGCACCGATCTCCCTGGCTATGGTCGTTTCGATGCTAATGAAACCTCAACAGATCGCAGCTATTTACACAAGTTAGTGTATAATTGCCCTCTATGGGTATCCTTTCGCGCCTAACAGGTGCAGCACCGAAGTCTGATATCGAAGCGCAATACGCACCGCAGGTCTTAGGTGAGTATTCGCCTTATGCGATGCCGTTCCAATTTGCCTACGTCGGACGCACCGAGGCGATGGGAGTTCCAGCACTAGCTCGATGCCGTAACCTACTCGCTGGCACTATCGGCACGATCCCTCTTGAACTTTACAAGAAATCCACAGGCGAAGAATTAGGCAAGCCTCTCTGGTTAGATCAGCCTTCATATTCACAGCCTCGTTCTGTAACTATTGCATACACAGTTGATTCACTTCTATTTTACGGTCAAGCATTCTGGCAAGTTGTTGAGACATACCAAGAAGACGGACGCCCTTCTCGCTTCGAGTGGATCGCTAACAGTCGCGTAACCGCGACGCTAGACCGCGACAATGTGTACGTTAAGTCTTACGCCATCGATGGCACAACAGTCCCAATGGACGGCCTCGGATCTCTCATTACCTTCCAATCATTAAGCGATGGCATCCTTAACACAGGAACCTCTACAATTCGGGCAGCTCTGGACATCCAGAAGGCGTCAGTAATTGCAGCAGCTACACCGATGCCTACGGGATACCTAAAGAACACAGGCGCGGATCTACCGCCTGCGGAAGTTCAGGGATTACTTGCAGCGTTCAAGAATGCCCGTCAAAATCGCTCCACGGCTTATCTTACATCGACTCTAAATTATGAGACCGTAGGATTTAGCCCTAAGGACATGATGTACAACGAGGCGATTCAGAACCTTGCAACTGAGATTGCTCGCCTTTGCAACGTCCCACCTTATTACGTCTCCGCAGATCAGAACACGACAATGACCTATGCCAACGTTCAAGACGAAAGGCTTCAGTTTCTAACACTATCCTTGCAGCCTTTCGTTTCTGCCATCGAGGATCGTCTCTCAATGGATGACATCACAGCTCGCGGCAATGTTGTTAAGTTCGATCTTGATAGCAATTACCTACGCACAGATCCACTCAAAGAGCTTTCAATCATCCGCGAACTTCTCGATCTCCAGCTGATTACACAGGAGCAAGCGATGGAGATGACTGACCTAACACCTAACGGAAGCGAAGGCATGCAATGAAAGAGATGCTCACATTCTCAGCAGAACTCACAGCAGACGCATCAGAGAGAACTATCTCTGGCAAGATCGTCCCCTTTAATGGCGAGGTCGGTAATACATCCGCTGGCGCCGTAGTCTTTGAGCGTGGCGCGATTAATATCGCTGACTCGACGAAAGTCAAGCTCCTTCTGGAGCACGATCCAAAGCAGCCGATCGGCCGCGCTCAATTCTTCAATGAAACCGAGGACGGTATCTACGCATCGTTTAAGATTTCTAAATCATCACGCGGCACCGATGCCCTTATCGAAGCCAGCGAAGAACTCCGGACTGGTCTCTCAGTCGGAGTTATGGTTAACGCAGCAAAGCCAAAGAATGGCGTGCTGTACGTGTCGAGCGCTGACCTGCTCGAAGTAAGTTTGGTTCAGGCAGCAGCCTTTAAGTCTGCAGCCGTAACCGATATCGCGGCATCTGAAGATGAAGCCGTGGAAGAAACCCTACCAACAGAAAGCGAGACAGCCGTGGAAGACACAACAGTCGAAGCAACACCAGTAGAAGCTGCGGCAGTTGAAGCTGCTCGTCCTACTGTAACCGCGATGGCTTACTCAAAGCCTCGTATTGAACTAACAGCTGCAAAGTACGCAGAGAACACAATCCGCGCAGCACTAGGAGACGACTCAGCTCGTCAATGGATCGCAGCAGCAGACAACACAACAGACAACGCTGGTCTTGTACCAACACGTCAACTCTCAGAGATCATCAACCCTCTCTCAACAACTATCCGTCCATCAATCGATGCGATCTCACGCGGAGTTCTACCTGATGCAGGTATGACTTTCGAGATCCCAAAGATCACAGCAGTTCCAACTGTTGCAGAAACAGCAGAAGACGCGGCATTCTCTGACACAGATCAGAATGCAGCATTTCTCTCAGTATCTGTCAAGAAATACGCAGGACAGCAGACATTCTCTGTTGAATTGCTAGACCGTACATCTCCAGCATTCTTTGATGAGCTTGTCCGCAACATGGCAGCAGCTTACGCAAAGACAACAAACGCAGCAGTAAACGCTGCATTGATCGCAGGCGCAACAGCAGATGCAACAACCACAGTCACATACCCAACAGCTGCAGAGCTTCTCGGTATCGTCGCTCGCGGATCAGCATCTGTCTACGGCGCTACAGCAGGACTTCCAAATCCATTCGCTCGTAACATGGTCGTATCTACAGGACAATGGTCTAACATCATGTCACTCAACGATGCAGGACGTCCTATCTACACAGCTTCACAGCCAATGAACGCAGGCGGAGTCGTATCACCTACATCTCTCACAGGTAACGTTGCAGGTCTTAACCTCTACGTAGATCCTACAAACGCAGGCGATGGCGATGGAACTATCCTCATCGTAAACCCAGACGCATACACATGGTATGAGTCACCAACCTACCGCCTACGCGCTGAATCAACAGCAGCAGGACAGGTAACAATCGGCTACTACGGCTTCGGAGCAATCGCTACCAAGGTCGGAGCAGGCGCATTCAAGAATAACAAGGCGTAAGCCACACTAAGTCGCTGGCGGCGGAGTGCCCTTCTCCGCCGCCAGTCTTTAGAAAGGATCAGCATGGCATTGACAACAGTCGCAGAGCTTCGCACTGCCCTTGGCGTCGGTACGCTCTACGCGGATGCAGTTTTGCAACAAGTTTGTGACGCAGCTGATAATGTCCTTCTACCTTTCATCTGGGCGAACACTCTTTCGATTATTGGGCACAGCAACACAGCCAACACAGGCACCTCATATTTTGCAGATTCAATCGTCGATGTCCTATACGTTGGCCAGACTGTAAACATCACAGGCGCAGGATCTAAGCACAACGGATCAAAGACCATCACAGGACGCGACACTCGCTCCATTACTTACGCGATCACAGGCAACAATAACGCCGTGACTCCATTCCATCCTGTGAACCCTTACGGCCTACTCGCCGCAGATACTTATTTAGACCCTTCAACAGTGCCAGCGATTCAAGAAGCTGCGCTTATGATCTCGATCGATATCTGGCAATCTCGCCAAGCACCATCATCTGGCGGCGTGACAATCGATGGCTATCAGCCAAGTCCCTATCGCATGGGCAACACCTTACTTGCTCGCGTCCGTGGGCTTATCGCGCCGTATCTTGATCCGAGATCGATGGTGGGCTAATGGCCGCCATCTCAACACTTCGCGCAGGTATCGCAGCAGCTCTTACAGATAACACAAAATACTCAGTCTTCTCGTTCCCACCTGCAACCCCTATTGCTAACAGCGTCATAGTCGCGCCAGCAGATCCCTACATCTCACCGTCTAACGGCTGGCATGCATCGATCTCGCCAATGGCTAACTTTGTTATTTCCGTCATGGTTCCTTTGCTTGATAATGAAGGCAACCTTAACGGAATGGAAGATAACATCGTTCGGGTCTTTAACCTGCTCGCTGCATCTTCATACACCTAC